GGGAATGTAGGATTCGAACCTACGACCCCCTGCTCCCAAAGCAGGTGCGCTACCAGACTGCGCTAATCCCCGTTATATGCTATCTATATATGCGTTCTGAATTAAAGTACACAAAAAAATTTTGGATGCCCCGCCAGGGCTCGAACCTGGAACCTTCGGAATCAAAATCCGACGTGCTACCAATTGCACCACGGGGCAATGGTGGGTAATCTAGGGATCGAACCTAGTTGCCTTTCGGCCACGGATTTACAGTCCGCTGCGGTCGCCAATGCCGCCCATTACCCAAAAAACTGGTGGACCCCGTGGGGTTCGAACCCACGACCTACAGGTTAAAAGCCCGTTGCTCTACCTACTGAGCTAGAGGTCCGTTAATAATTCTCACGATCTCTTTGCTCGATACGATCTCACAAAGGCTTTCAATCTCTTGAATACGTCTTTTAGGAATGTCGTAATGGTCCTTATGGAACCAACAACGATTTATTCCCAGATCCTCGGCCATCTTATGCAGGTTCTCTATTGAGTAAGGAACACATACTAGATGCCGTTTTTTATCTGTAACGTACTTCATAAATTTCTCCCGGCGTTTGATAAGTTCTCCTCTGGCTCGCCGGGGATCGAACCCGGTTATCAACTCTTTGCCTGTCGTGTACTTTAACAGGGCTTAGTATCCACCGGTTCAGACCTGGAGAAAACTGGTAGACCATGTAGGATTCGAACCTACGACCTAAGGATTAAGAGTCCCGCGCTCTACCAACTGAGCTAATGGTCCATAGGAATAACTGGTTTCCACATCCACTCGGTACCTTCAGGTATGTCCATAATCTCAACATACTTTAAAAGGACATCACGAATGGTATCAGCTTTACCATAATCCTTTTCTACAAGTTTATGGTAAAGGCGCTGATAGAGTAAATGGTTAACCGTGTTGGCGGTAATATCCGCAGGGTATGATATCGGTCTGATATTAAACGCTGGAAGCGCTACACGAACAATGGGTATCTTCTTCATAAGTAACGACGACCGACATCGCCATCATATTCCGCAGGCGCACCGAGCACCCGACGATCAATATAATAACGATCATGCGAAATCTGTTCACGCAAGTAAACACCCAAAGCATCTACAGCTTCTTGCTCAGAAGCGTACACGCCAAGAAGGTAATCACCTTCGTAATCCATCTCACCCATCAAAACAAAAACTTCCATGACAATCTCCATTCCTTATATTTTTAGTATAGTATATTTTCAAAATAATGTACACACAAAAATGCACGGAACGAAAAATAATTTGGTAGGGGCAGTGGGACTCGAACCCACACTGTAGGGATTTTAAGTCCCCTGACTCTAACCAATTGGCCTATGCCCCCATGGGGTGAAGGAGGAATTTCGAAATCCCGACCTCTCGGACCACAACCGAGCGCTCTGCCTCTGAGCTACCTACACCATGGCGGAACGTCTGGGAGTCGAACCCAGTCAACCCTTTAACAGGTTGTACGCATTAGCAGTGCGCTGCATTGCCGTCCTGCCCACGTTCCTTGAAACTGGTGACCCCACCGGGTGTCGATCCCGGTCCTCAGCTGTGAAAGAGCTGGATTCTAGCCAACGTAAACTATGGGGCCAAAGTGGCTGTAACGCAAGTATGGGTCATTGATCGGACAATGAAGCATTGGTTACGATTTAAACGGGACACGTACCACAAAATGGAGCGGAAGACGGGAGTCGAACCCGCGACCTTCTGCATGGCAAGCAGAAGCTCTACCTCTGAGCTACCTCCGCATTGAAATGGTGCGGACATCGAGAATCGAACTCGAGACTACTGGGTGGAAGCCAGTCACGTTACCTCTACGCCATGCCCGCAAAAAAACTGGAGGAAGCGGTGGGATTCGAACCCACGGTACCCGTGAAGGTACATCGGTTTTCAAGACCGAGGCCATAAACCACTCGACCACGCTTCCAATTAACAGACGGATATTAGTGCGGTCTGTAAGCGCACCTCCTACACGAAATTCCGGCAATATTACCTATTGGGGTGTGTAGGACACTTAATATTTGGTGCGTTTAACAGGGATCGAACCTGTGACCTCACCCTTATCAGGGGTGTGCTCTCCCAGCTGAGCTATAAACGCACATAAAGAGTTTCTAACAATTTCAAAGAGCAGTTTGGCGAGGGTGCCAGGATTCGAACCCGGACCGCAAGGTTTTGGAGACCTGCAGGCTACCGTTACAACACACCGACGCAAACTTGGCGATCTAGAAGGGACTTGAACCCTCGACCTCTCGCGTGACAGGCGAACGCTCTAACCAACTGAGCTACTAGACCATTGAACCAATATTTATACCACTTTGCTAAAAATGTACACAACTATTTTTAGTTTAAGTGACGAACCGCGTGGTCAGCTGCGTGAGTAGCAGCGAACGACGAAGGCTTGATCTTGGCATCAAGACCAAGAGATCCCTTCACCCAACCAAGTGCTTCTCTCACAGCGACACTCGACTTGTGCTTCGGATCTGGATTGATGTCAAGGTGGATCTCCATATGGCGATTACCAAGTACATCGATGATCTCGGTTGCAGTCGAGACGGCCATCTGAACCTCGGTCAGCAGACGCTGCTTTAGGTTACCGTAGTCAGGCATATCGACCGAATCGTGAAACAGCTTACAGCCGTGCTTCGAGTCCATGTGGACGATCACAACGGTGCTGTACTTCGCGTACCACTGCTTGTTCTTACGAAAACGAATCGAGTCGCAGCCGATGTAGACTGACGATTCTGGACTCGAATCTAGAATTGCTTGCTTTGCTTCTTCAATCATAGTACTTACTCAAAAATGGAGGGCCGGGTGGGATTCGAACCCACGGCTTTCAGGATTTGCAGTCCTGTGCGATGGACCACTCCGCCACCGACCCTTAATTATGGATGCTCCCAAACAGGCGTCTTGCTGATCTTCGCCATGTTCTCGGCGATCCTCTCTTCTTCTTCCTGACCCTGATAAAACCGGATCAACCCATCATACTTCAACAGCGCTGCATCTTTCGCTTCATAGAAAGTTGTATATGTCTCAAGAACCTTAAGTGTATTAGTATCAAGCCGTCTAATTACGGTCCACGTATTCATGAACGCGAAGAAGCGCGAACAGTAAGTCGCATACTCTGCGATATATCCCGACTCATCGTTACCACGAACGCGTACTTTCACACCGTAAGGAACTTTCTTAAACATCACATTCTCCATAATAAAAAACTGGTACTCCCGGTAGGATTCGAACCTACGATCAAGCCGTTATGAGCGGCCGGCATTAGACCACTATGCTACAGGAGCGCTTGCTGGAAGGGAATCATCACTAAAACGTGGAAAGCCAACCAACCAATGATAAACCACGTAAATGCTGTAGTCTTAGTATACGTATTCTTCTTGTAATCATTAATACCAAGAATGATATTAACAATCAAAAGAATCGTCAAAATAGCATTCATAACCATCATCATGTTCCTTGTTTTGGCGCGCCGTGCAGGACTCGAACCTGCTGCCTCAAGATTAGAAGTCTCGCGCTCTATCCAGATGAGCTAACGGCGCATTAAACTCTATGCAATACGACCGATGCGATGGAGGAGGTTTGCAACCTTAGCCAACTCATCAGAAACATTACGCTCAGATTCTTCTGACTCCACGAGCGTATCTTTATAACAAAGAAGTGCTCGCTTCAGAAGGTTCATATCAGCAGTAGCAAACGCACCACCCTTCACTTCCTTCACCATTACTTCGACTCCAACAACCAAGTGTTTGCACTATCCATCCAGTCAAGAGCTTCAACCGGAAGTGTTTCACCACGACGTTGAGCATTCAGAAGCTCGCAGTACGTAATTTCTACTGCCTTAGGATTTTCCATAGTAGGAAACGAATAGACTTCAACTTCCATGATCACCTCCGTAGTAGTATTCTATATATCACTTACTTGCTAAAAATGGCGTGAATAAAAACGCCTAAAATAATAACGAGAGCAAAAATCAAAGGAATCCAGAAAGGAGCCAAGACCCAGAGCCACGACCATGTGATATGGCCGGTCAGTTTCAGCGTGATAAAGATCAGACCGAGAATACCGAAGATCGGAAAGTCGACCGTTACATTCTTAGAATTCGACATGATTAGTTCCTAACATAGACAGAGAAGTGGGTGGCGTCGGCCAGGAGACAATCTTGGTTGGCCTGACTGCGAGTGCGACGATAGGTACGATCAGAGCCGATGCAAGGCATCTCGCGGCCGACCGAGGCCTTACGCGAACCGCGGAAGCGGATCCGGATCGGAGTACCGGCTTCGCGATAGGCGGCAAGCACACGTTCGCGCATTGCGATCGGCAGCCAATAGGCAACAGCGTCATGGCCAATCGGGGCCGGAAAGAGCGACTCGATGGCATCAGTTTCGATAGTCATATTTTTCCTCACAAACAATATAATCAACCTACCACATAACGAATATATTGTACAACTCTAATTGAAAATATTTTCGTAGACATGCCAGACAAAATCATCTACTATGACGGTCGCGAGGTGTTGCTCGTTGTCGTTATGGATCCAGTGGCCAGTACCGTAAACGTTGAACTGCCGCTGTGTGAGCGGACGATTAAGATCGTGTTCTACCCACATCTGAAGTTGCCCGTACTGCTCGGCAATGTGAACAACCTCTGCTCCCAACGGAAGAGAAATGCCGTTATAACCAACAACCAGCGGATACTTATAGATAGTTCTCATTATGATTCCTTATGATGTAAGAGCCACGCGGCTCGATCAATAACCCACTTATCAAACGGCAGATGCGTACCGGTCGCACCGGACCAGTCAGCAAAGGCTTTATCATAGAAGCCTATCGACTTCTTCTGCTTCTGTAGCTCGACTAACTCATCGGCCCACTGCTGCCACTTACCGTCATCTACTACGTTTTCATCGAGTACGTAGTAGAGATACGAGTGCACTAGCATCTGAGTACGACGTTGACGGATCTTCTCAGACAGAGTCTGGATCTCATTCACCATCGGATCGTCGTCAAGCCAAGCCTCAAGATTGGCCATCGTTAATCTCTAGCGAGATCACTTCGGTGGTATCATACTGAGCCATACCACGATACTCATCCTCAAGCAGATACTTGAGCTCGGTCATCAATGCAGTCACAGGCGTTGCATTTGGATCAGTCCATTCCTTGTGATATTCTGCAATGGCTTCGAGCGAAGGAATGCCTTCACGGAGGTCGAGATCAAATTCAATAACAGCACGAATACGCATTAGAACTTCCCTTCAATAACTTGCTTAATGGAACCATACGGCAGGTTGAAGTGCCATTCAAGGCGCTCATAACCATACCACTTAAAGTCTTCTGCCTCGCCTTCGGCGTCGGCGATGATCTCGATTGCGCGAACCTGATCACAGCTGCAAAGCTGCATGGTTTCGCTGACACGCTCAAAGAACTTGTCAACGTTGGCAGCCTGACGAACACGATCTTCATCGAGCTGGCGCGACAGTTCTTGCGCAAGACGCTTATACTCGGCATCGAACGCATCGAGCGATTCGAACTGAGCAAGGGTGCCACGAGGACGGAAACCACAGACGTCCTTGAACAGGTCCGAGAAGAGGTCGCCATCCTTAGAGTTGGTCAGGGTGTTGATATCCGAGAGCGTAAGCATGTTAAAGTCCTATTCGCTTGTTGATATATTCATTATACACTAATCAAAAATAATGTACACAACTATTTTAGCCGTGCATCTGAATACCTTCGATGAAGGGAGAGATCTTCTTGGCAGAGTACTGCACACCGTCGATCTCGAAGAAGTGCCGACCACCGATCGGACCGACCTTTTCCCAACGAAGCTTCAGAGCTTCACCCTCACGGAATGGGCTGATGCCCCAGGTCCACTTGCGACCGGTACGCAGTTCGAAAGCACCACCAGAGAGAGTCGTGATCATGTTTGTTTCCTTCATCATCATAGGTTCACCCTACTTTGTTTTTAAAATATTGTACATACAAAAATGCGCCCAGAGAGTATCCGAGCGCATTTTTTTGATTAGTAACGATAATACTTTTTGCGATAGTATTTGGCTTCGGTCATGTCGAAGCCGGCGAAACGTTCCCAGTATTTCATTTTTCGTTCGGCGATCAACATCTCGTTACGAGCTTGAGCCCGCTCGTTGAAATCGCCGGACTTAGAGATGTGTTGGAGGACAAAATGATTGTAGGAGTGGTTGGCCCACTGCGAGTTGGGGTTCAGTTTCGAGAGAAGAGACGGATTGAAGTCGGAGTTCTTCGCGTTGCCGAGATCATAAAAAATAGCCATAGTCGCAAACCTTTCGAAGTGGAAAGGTCAGCATACCATGGCTATTAAATTTTGTACACTTATTTTTTGCGACCGATGTTGTACTTGGTCACGAGGTTCCATTCATCCTTCTCCTTGAACGGAAGGATCTTGATCTGGCTCAGAGGTGTGAGTGGATCCTCTGTTGAACCCTCCTCGGCCAGCTTTACCAAACCCCAGTCGACAAGAAGGTTTGTGATTGCATTTCTACGCCCCTTGTCTTCATCTGAGAAGTTCGAAGGCTTGCCGTCAAGAGCGAACAGCTCCTTGAAGTGCACGATGTAATACTTACCTTGCTTGTGTAGGATATGACATGACTGGTACAGAGTCTTGTCCTTACGTGATGCAACACCGATGCGGGTCAGTGTTTCACGAACCTTTAGGAAATCGTCTTCCTCTCCCAGCTTTACCTCAATTAAACTATCGACTACGTTCATTTCTAATTCCGCCCTTATCAAGTTTGTTTTTTATTGTTATCATTTGATCTGGGGAAAGTAATTTAATTGCGGCCTTCGCCTTTTGACGGTTGTAGCCGTAGTAAGACATTACCATTTCTAAATCACTATCCTTATCTTTTTTCACCCATTTGGAGAACCGTTTGCTGGGTCGTACAATATTTATTAGAAAAGAATATTGTAACTTGTTGTCAAGACCGTGGTGACAGTTCATCATGTTCGCCACGTGGATAGTGTCTTGGAAGTAGGAGAGGGACTTGTTGGTTAGAAACGCGTTGTATGTTTTCTCCGCTAGTTGGTCGTTCTCAGTTCCTCGCATCAAGTTCTTCTTGGTGGAGTTGATCGAGTTTACAAAATCAAATGGATTCATCGGTTCGTTTCCCGTTCATAATATCAGCAGCTGCATCGAGTAGGTCAGCACACGGTTCACAGATCTCTACGGTGAGAATCTGATCTGTGAACTGCAGCCTGACCTCATGAAATGTTTCGGCCTTAGGATATTTCTTACCACAGGCCGGACACTTCTTTTTCCAGATCATACGAACTCACAGTCCGCCATGATCTCGGTGAGACAGGCGGTCAGGTTGATCTCAGGATCTGCAGCGAATGCATTCTGATACTGATACTTTGCAAGATGAAGGACCAAGACCGGGATGGAGTCGGCCTTGACATAGTCCTCTGCCTTGTCAAAGAATGCACGGAAGAACTCGGTGGTATCCATGTCAGACTCGGCTACCCACTTACGCATCGCACTGAAGTTACGATCCTTCAGGTAGGCGATGAGCTTGGCAAGAGCGGTGTCCGAGAAGTTTGACAGGATACCAGAGTCGATGTTGCCGGTGGCAGAGTACTGCTGCAGTTCGTTCAGAACACGTCGCCAGTCTGGGAAGTGCTTTGTCAGAACCTGGGCAACAACAGCCTTCTCGAACGGCACATTCTCCTTCTCGAGGATGACGACCACACGCTTCATGAACTGGGTTGCGAGTGTGGCCATCTCCGACTTCGAGATCTTGAAGTTGATGACCGAACACCGTGACTGCAACGGCTCGATGATACGATCCTTGAAGTTGCAGGTCAGGATGAAACCACAGTTAGCCGAGAACTCTTCCATGAAGTTACGAAGAGCAGGTTGGGTAGACTGTGCATTCAGATAGTCAGCCTCGTCGAGGATGACATACTTACGACCACCGGAGAGTGAGATGGAGGAGGCGAAACGAGCGATGTCGTTTCGCAGTGTATCGATACCACCGTTCATAGAACCGTTGATAACGATATAGTCACAACCAAGTTCCTCACACATGGCCTTGGCAACTGTCGTCTTACCGACGCCAGCAGAACCAGACAGGATGAGGTTAGGGATATTCTTCTGATCGACAAACTGCTGGAAGACAGTCTTCAGATGGTTCGGAAGAATGGTGTCTTGGATAGTCTTGGGACGATACTTCTCGACCCACAAAAATTCTTCAAGCATAATATATCTCCATCACAAAACAAGATTAACCGTCGTACTTCGAATTGCTCTCCACAGCGATCCAGTATTCTACGTTCTCGCCCTTGAAGTGGCTGAGACCCTTCGACGAGATGGAGACGTCGTACTTGCCTGGAATCAGTTTGATGTTGTCCGAACGGAAGACCATACGGAAGTTTGCATCGGTCTCACCGACCTCGACGCTGAACGAGTCGTTGGTTGCACCCTTGGTGTCGACAGCCTGTAGAAGGATACGACCCTCGATGCCGGTGACGGCGATGTCAGGAAGCTGCGAGACGCTCAGTGCCTTCATGACACGGCTCAGCGCATCCTCGGTCAGAGTAAAGCGAACCTCAGGATTCGGAAGCTCGATCTCCTTGTCGGGAGCAACCATGATCAGCGACGGATCGCTGAATGCATACTTAAACTTGTTGTTGCCTTCCGAGATCTCGACGTACGAATCCTTCAGGGTCAGCTCGGGCTCATTGAACAGCGAGACCGTACCAAGGAATCGGCTCAGATCGTAGATTGCAAACGTTGCATCGAATTCTTGACTGAGGAATGCACGAGCAAGAACAGACTTCGTGGGCGAGATGGTACGAACCTGATTGCCCTGCTTAATCATAATATTCTGATTAATAGTCGAGAAGTTCTTAAGGATCTGAGTAGTATTCGAGTTAAGCTTCATAATATATCTCCATGTTAAAATGACTTATCCGCAGTCATTTGCCAGTATAGCACGACTGCGGATAAGTGTACATCACTATTTTACTTCTTCTTCAATTGGCCGACGTCGGCAGTTGCTGCGGCGCCGATAGAGGCAAGATCTGCAAGCGATCCACCGAACACATACATGCCTACGTGCTGCAGTTGCATCCACGGGCAGAACCATACCTTCATGCCAGCCTTACGAGTCCACTGACAGAACATATAGTCTTCCGACAGGTAACGTTTACTGTCCGGACAGATAGGAGTATCAAAGAACGCCATGATCTCACGAGTACCATCGAAGTGTTCGGTACGAACGTGATCTGGTCTGTACATCTGCTGAGGATAAGCCTCAGCAAACTTCTCGAAGGTGTTACGACGAATCATCATGAATCCTGTACCGGCCTCGAGAACCTCGACAGGCTCACCGAGAGGAATCTCACCCTTATCACCAGCAGGATTGAAGACGTAGTCGCCTACATACTTTTCAAGGTTGTTAGGATCTTCGTCAGCGAAGCCCTTGTCAACAGCCAGCTTGATCTTTTCCCAGCTGATGCACTTCTTCGGATATGGACCGGCAATGATGTCATAGTCGTCATCCTCTGGATTCTGTGACTGAAGAGCCATCAGTGCGATCACGTCGTTGGCGTTGAAACCAATGTCCGAATCGATGAACATCATGTGAGTGTCACCCGAACGCATGAACTCGTCGGCGCAGTAGTTGCGTGCTCGAGTAATCAGTGACTCGTTGAACAGGAAGTAGAATCTTACCTGAATGCCGTAGTGGGTGCAGAGCGCAGAGAGGTCGGCGATCGAGCGGGTGAACATGCCGGCACACTGACCGCCATACATTGGAGCGGCTACGAATAACTTACGTTCGCGTAGCTTCTCGATTGGAACATTAATTTCAATACCCATAATTAATCCTTTTTGTGTTCAAGGTCGTGTACGTAGAGTTGCATGATTGCATAGTGGATAACCTTCATCAGGTCTTTACGCCATTCAGCAGGATCACCCTTACGACCATAGCGCTGAGTGTACTTCATCATGTTGCCGATATTGAAGCCGGTTCCATGGCCACAATCGATGATGAATTCTGTTGATTGGAATTTATTTCGGGAGTAATGCTGGTTGTAGGTAGCATTAATGTAGGCCTCGATCTGATCGATCAGCTCTCCCTCATTATATTTATAATTGATTTGACCGGCTACGGTGGGTTTCAAGAAATAATCTTCTTCAAAGTTTTTCATTATGCAAAAAAGTCCTCTAGTGTTGCAGGTGCGTTTTCAGGAAGGCCAGACCATTTACGGCCTTGCCAGTATGGATATGATGCTCGTGACAGGTGAACAGACTTCGGCTTCTCCATATAAGCAAAGTCAAGTTCGCCTTTATCGTTCATGAGATAGTCGACCCATTCGATAAAGTTGACACTGCCTTGAGAACAGAGCTTCTTCATCTCGTCCTTGAAGATCAAACGGGCTGCATCACGTTGATCCCATGAACCGTAGAACGGAGTACCCTTATAGTAACCGGTCTTCGGAAGTGCACGAGATTCGTTTTCGATAGGAAGCAACTCGTATGCATATACCTTGGCAAGATCAAGCTGAGATAGTTGTTCGTAGTATCTATTTGCAAGATCGCGGACTGCCTTCTCAGGATCTGGCTGGCGCAGCAGATGATGACGCACGTCGATGTTACCGAAGTAGAATTCTGCGATCTCATGATGAGGCTCGATGAAAGTATGCAGACCTTGCTTCAAAGCACCATGCAACGTCTTGAACGGGACAGAGTTGACGAACCAACCAGGACGGTACATGCAGATAGCATGGCTGTCGCCTGCAACCACACGATTGACAGACTCGATCTCACGAACAGTGATCGCAGTGTTCTCAAGTTTCTTCAGATTATCCCAATCGACCTTGTGCCAGTCAGGATGGATCTCACCCTTCATACGTGGCTCAAGCATCTCAGAGTACTTAGGGTGATCGATCCACAGCGAATAGACAGGACCTTTGATCTTCGAATACCGAATCAGGTTATCGATGTTACCATAGTTCTTCATACCACCGAAGAGATTCAGCGAACCACCCCAGTCATTGCCATGATAGACATATACGTCATCAAAGGCGTTCGGATCCGGAGCAATATTGCCGGTCCGGTCAAGGTGAACGTTAGGACTGTGCTCAACACTCAACTGCTCCGCATAGATCGCAGCCTGCGCAGCTCGATGCGAATGGATGTTGGACGAGATGTGGGTGAATGGAGATGTGATCAGAATGCTCATATCTTACCCTTATATATCAAGTGTCGCATAATGTACATCGTTTTTTGGCCAGTCACGATAACTATCTACACGGTCGTAGATCGTAGGATCGTTGAGTACCGGTTCCTTGCCGACGTTCCAGAAAAGGATGTTGCGGCCGGTATTCTTTGGAATGTACTTCCACACCTTGCCGTCATATGTATCGATGCATGGGAACGGTGGCAGGTTCTCTGGCTTCTCGCTCTGTGTAAACGCCATCGGATCAGAGATAACCTCGGCACGACCAAGTTCACCGGCCTTCAGGTTACGTGACACTGCAACCGAGTGGAACTTGGCATTCGGCCACGCGATCTGCATCGCCCGCGAGAGAACACCTGTCGAGATGGCAACATAGACCTCCTCCGGTTCCTCGATCTTCGATGCAGCCTTCACGATACCAGCGGTGACGAGTTCGTGCTTCAAACCAAGAGGTACGAAGAATGCGTCATCGTTCTGGTCTGCCCAGTCCTTGGCGATCTTATTCAGGTTCGGCATTGCGGCGATACGATGGAACGAAGCTTCCGCACCCTGTTCAATGCAACACGCCTGATGGTGTGAGATCTTTTGAGCAGAAGGCATGAACAACTTTACCTTCTTATTGTGCCGCTTTGCTACATCAAGGATCGAAACACCAGCAAGACCGGTTCGTGGCTGTACGTACACGATAGTCTGTTGATTCACCCTCGACATCAGGCAGTCACCACCACGAACCTTGGTACCGGTGATAAGATCGTCTCGTACACAACGAACACCGTCATGCACGGTCACAACAGGATCAGGATACGGATCTGTCCACGTCGCTGCAAGTTCTAGATAATAGTCCTTGGCCTCTTGCCAGGATCTATAACCTACGTCCTGATTATATCCGTCGATTACGTGTTTGTTGTGACTCATGCCATGTTCCTTACCATATCTTTGTACTGCTCGACAGAAATGCCTGCCTGCTTTAATATATAGTCGTCCGAGGGGTGAGCGGTCATGCCGTTGAACGTCTTTACGAGTCCGAGATCCAGCATTGCACGTTGGCGCCCATATGGGTGATCCTTAATCTTGCAAGAAGACCAGACGGAATCAAAGCAGAGGTGATCGTAGTCCGATCCTGGTTTGACATAGTTTTCCACCCATCGAATGAAGTCACAGCAGACGTCTTCGGCGTTATAAGGATAGGCCCCGGTATCAGCATAAATCTTCTCCATTACCTTGTCTAAGAATAGTTCTTGTTTCAACCTGTCTGTGTTGTTTGCCAGATACGAGATACACTCGACAGCATTCGTACCGTAGTAGAACGGGCTCTCGAGGTTACAGTACTCAGGATACCAATCGGCAATGTCAGCAACAACCGCTGCGTATTGGAATTTGTACTGGCGGAGACCGTTGGCAACATTCCATGCCAGCATCCAGTCGCCGATCTCACGAAGATCTCTCTTGGTATTGCTGGCCTGCAACCATTCGGCAAGATCGCGTGCTAGTCGTGGAGCAAACTCTGAGAGGTAGTAGTCGCCACCCTTCTTGTAGTTAGAACCGGTCGGTACCTTCGGGAATGCAGGGAACTGATAACCAACCGACGTATAGAACGGATACGGATGGTGGTTGACACGCCGAACCATGTCCTCGATCGACATACACTCGTACAGATGAGGAAGTAGTGTGTTATGATAACCCGACGGCTTCTTCGAGTAGTTGATGCCGGAACCGGTCACACGGTGTAGGATAAAGATGTACAGCCATTCTGGCAGGTCGAAGTCGTCGTGCTTGCCTGTCCAGTCGCGGGCGATGTACCCACGCTCCCGGGTGTGGAAACCCTGTTCCATCTTATGGAAGTAAGGATGCTTGTCGGTCCAACCATAGATGACGTCGTGGACGATCTGAGTAAAACCGGCAAACTTACGTTCGACCACATCGTACAGTTCGACGTTCTCGAGGAGATCGTCGTTCATATTGCTTTCAAGATAGGGAACCGTGCCTAGGTTGCACTTTGCCTGTTGGTCCTTTGCAAGCTCAAAGTATCGAAGATACTCATCATAATATTGTGTCAGTTCCATAGATATTCCTTGAGTAGATCCAGTTGCTCGCGTTCGTATACCTTATCATTGAGTCTCCGGTTCAGTGGAGACGGATGAGGAAGACGATGGTGCGGCAGATCTATATATAGCAGCGCGGATGATACGAAACCGCCAAGGCAAACGATCTTCTCGTAGCCTTGGCAGAGGTCTCTGACCCAGTTATAATCTATCTTTGATTTATTGTACACACCCGATTCTGTGATGATGTTCGAGAACGAGAAGTAATCTACTTCGATCTCCCTCATCCATCGGTGAAGACGCACGATACTCTGACACTTACGCTTCGTCGACGGGTTGATACCAAGTACGAGTATCTTATTTTTCATTGCACATAAACATCACACCGGCCTCACGGAACATCTGTTCTGTAATCTGCATCGAAGTTCTCCAGCGATCAGGAATCTCCTTTGGATATTCCATAACCACCTTCTTGATGCCGACCTGAATGATACCCTTGGCACACTCAGAGCAGACAGGAAGACCGGTAACATACAACGTTGCACCGTCAAGAGAGGCACCAGAATGACACGCGTTGTAGATGGCGTTCATCTCGCCGTGCACGACATACTTGTACTTCTCTTCACGGTTATCATAGCGATTGTCGGTATCCTTGACACCGCGCGGAAACCCGTTATACCCCTGGCTCAGGATCTGACCCTTGCTACCAACAGCTACGGCTCCTACCTTTAC